CGAGCAAGACGTAGCATTGCGTAAGCTGATCGCAGACTTGAAGGAACAACACCCAACGATCACAACCATTACAGGCCACAATGAATACAGTAACAAGGCTTGCCCATGTTTCGACGTGGATGACTGGATGATGGGCGACTAAGTCGTGGAACCGATCTCCGTAGCGATGGCGGCATTTGCCGCCATCAAGACTGGCGTTAAGCTAGGCAAGGACGCTCATTCCATGATGGGCGACATCGGTAAAATGTGGGGCGCGATTGATGAGATCAAGCAGGGCCACACCAAAGGTAAGAAGAACCCTTTTTCGTCAGTCGAGGAGGAGGCGCTGTCAACTTTTGCGGCTAAGAAAAAAGCCGAAGACTTAGAAGAAGAATTAAAAAAATATGTGATTATGACCAGAGGTATTTTTGCGTGGAGAGAGTTGCTCCAACTGAGAGGTCAGATACGCAAGGCGAGGGCTGAGGCCGCGAAAAAAAGGAAAGCCGAGATACAGGCCAACATTGAAATAGGCGCGTGTGTGACCCTATTTGTAGTTCTATGTGCTGGCATGATATGGGGGGTCTGGATATGGCTTGGATGACCCTGCCGCAGTGCGAAACCTAACAAGCAGGGTCGTGTGGGTTAGCGGTTAAAAACATAGAATTGACCCAACCACGTCCTCGGCCAACCCACGGGTAAACCTATCATATAACGTGGCCGCAAGCAAGAAAGTCTAGGCTTTGCCACAGGCTATCATCACGCTTGTTGTGGATCACAACGTCAGCGTTGTAGTCCATTCCCTCAGAGCTATGGGGTTCGCCTGTTTCTGTCGAGGCTTGGCCCGTCACGGACAGACGAACTATCATCCCGCCCATCTTCCTCACTCTCTCCGCTTCGTTTTGAAAGCGTAGATCGTCGGTCACGACTGGATGCGCTGGCATTAATTGCATTGCGGCGTGTTCCCAGACGTTGCCCCACAGGTTTTCTCCGATTAAGTCCCGTCCCCATTCCGTTCCCAATGTCTGCATCGCCCATCGTGGTGTCCTTCCAGCCAGTATGTCGCAAGGCTGTTCCTTTAACGCGCCTTCCAAATGTTCGTCGGTGAGGCCCATCTCTTTAAGCATACGCTTGAGCGGGCCAGCAAACTTAATGTTAGTATAGCCGTATCTCTTGCAAAAGTATTCCGCACACGCAGTCTTGCCGCTGCCGATTGGCCCGACGAAGGCGACCAGATTAGGTTTGATCATCAATTACCTCCTTGGATAAGTTGGCAATCTCTCGTCGTATGTACTTCAGCTTGTCATATGCCTTGCGACGATCAGACAATTCACTGTCGATGCTAGTCGGCCTGTCGTTTCCGTAGGCTATCATAAACTCTAAGTCGCCTATGCGTGTCTCAACACTCGCGGCTTGGTATTCTAACTCTACTATTTGTTTTTGCTTGGCTCGTAGTTTCATGTCTGCCTCGGTTCGTAGAGTTTCCATTCAGTGCAAGTGCTACCGTCGCACTCGTCGCAGTGTAAATTGCCCATGTTGTCGGCTCGGCTATTGCCACAGGTACGCATGGATTTCTCGTCTGGTTCGTCGCCCCTCCAACAAGCGTCTCGCTTGAAGCACCCCTTGCAACGCCAGTCGCTTTGGTCAGACGCTATTCGTGTAGCCCTGTTTGCAAGCACGTCCTCAACCTTAGTCGTGAGGTAGGCCCATCTGAAGTCGTCGAAATCTATGTACTCGTGATGGTATGCAGAATTGTTTTTGTTGTACGCGATCAGTACAAACTTGCGTATGCCAGACAAGCCCATCATAAATTGCATCTGATCGTAGTAACTAGGGTGACTACCTTTGACACCCTTCTTTACAAACTCTTGGTGCTTCGCCATGTTCATCGACTTGATCTCGACGCCGTATGTCTCGCCCTCAATCTCCATCAGGCCATCAGCGTTACCCATTACAAGCCCACCATAGCCCGTCCAACGCCACTGCTTACCCGTAAGCGGGTCAGTCTCCATTACGTGCATACCCGCTTTACGCATGTCCTTTACGACATCGTATTCAATCTTATGACCATCACGAAAGATGCGCTTGAGTTGTGGCTCTGGGGCAGTCTCAGGGTATCCGCGATACGAGTACGCTATGCTGGCTAGGCATTGCTGCCCTATGCCAGAGGCACCGATGTACTGTCGAGGTTTACCGCGCTTTTCTTTAGCGTAAGCGTCAGTGATAAGCGCGGTAATATCCATAGTCTTTTCCTTAAAAAAGGGGGTGAGCTACCAAAATCCAAGCGCGACAACGATGTACGTTGGGCATACTCACAGGCTCTCACCCCCAGTTCGACAAACCGTTCTGGGAGGATTAAAACGGAATGTCGTCGTCCAAAGTTTTCGCAACATCGACTTGCGAGCTTGAGGACGATTGAGCGACAAAGCCTTTGGGGTCAAAGAAGCCACTGACTTGTGAACCTGTCCGTGTCTGACCATCCTTTTGATAGGTTTCAGCCACGACCAACACGCCAACCTTCAATCCATTGATGCTTGCGATGCCAGACTTGCCCACATTGTCAGGGTCTTTGTGACCGCCGTGTGTGAGCAATGCTTTGAGTTGTTCACGGCCAATGCGAGTGGCCTGTTCCGACGAAGGAATGTGTACGTTCAGAAATGCACGGATGCTTGATCCACTAGCCGTGTCTTCGCACTCGACCTCAACCATCTTACCACCAGACTTAGTGTCTTTAAGTCGAGCGTTCTTGGCTGTGCAGACGTAACGTCCGGGCTTCAACATGTTTGACGCAGACGAAATCTCAACGCCTGATAGATTTAAGTCGTTAAATGAAAAGCTCATTAACTTTGCTCCTGTGTTTTCTGATATTTTTTGAAATCTTCGTCAGACAATTCCATTCGCTTGAACAAATCGACAACCGATCCAGTCTTCTCAACAGCCGCAAGCCTACGCTTCTCGTCGCGCACCTTGCCCTTCCACCCACGCACGTCGTCCGTAACGATGTATCGAATGACGTTCTGGTTTTCGTTGTCGCCCGACGAAGCCCTGATCCCTGCGAAAACGCAGTCAAAAATTCCGGGCAATTTTTCAATAGTCGCCTTGCCATCGACCATAGGCCAATGCTCAATGTTACCGTTCTCGTCTTGGCTCGACTTGGCTAACGCCGTGCAAAGGAAGTGCATCGGCATGTCGCGTATTGCTTTGCAGGCACCGACCAACTGTGACCCGTGGATAGCCCACGCCTCAAAACCGTTAGCCTTTTTGCCTAACTTCTCAGCCTCCTCTTTGGTCTGCCGTTCAGCCGCTCGAAGCGAATGATGCGACAACTCAGTGAGGCTATCCAATCCAATCCATTTGTAGTCGTGAGCCTTAAAGTCAGGTGTCTTCATCCACCTAAAAATATCTACGAAAGAATACTCGTGGGCCTCTGGATTGGTTCGACCACCCCACGAATTGAATGGTAGGTAGTCGATACCAGCGGATCGAATAGAACTTAGGCCACTCTCTCCACTGATTATAAAGCCTTTGCCATAGTGCGCTTGCATGTGGGCCATGTTCGTAGTCTTGCCCCACCCCGCGTCACCAAACAGTACCGTCTTTAGGTAAGACGTAGTGTGATCTATAGTGTTGCTTGGCTTAAACATCGCTGCTCACCTCTATTACTTTAACTCGTGCTGGCCCCGGCGTTCTGGTCAAAGCTGGCAATAACTGCTGCTTTTGTTCGTCGTCGAGGAATTGAAACAACCGCTTGTTGACGGTCAATCGCTTCTTAATGTGATCGGGAAGCTGATCCTGAAGCATAAATAATTCTTCAAGTATCTCGTTGTCCCACGTCCACCGCTCGGTGCGGGTGCATGTAACGGTCATACCGTTTACGTCGATGGCTTGCTCGCCAGACATGACGGGAAACTCGGCAGCGATAGTCTCAAGCAAGCCTTCATGCTGCTCTTTGAGCTTATCCATTGTGTGATTGATCCGTCGATACTCTGTAACGGCAGCGATCAATGCGGGTGAGGAATTGTTTATTGGTTCGGGGTTAGTGTCCCAGTCAGACATTGCTGTCTCCTTTTTAGAGTTTGAAGTAACCCCCTCTCACTACAATCAGATTGCTATATACACAACTGGGTGTGTCCTTACTTTGTGTCACTTACGTCACAGATGTATGGACGATGTATATATAGACAGCTAGAGGGGCTATATACTAAAGAGGAATGACAATGGAATTAAAGTTCAACGTCTCACGATTAGTTCAAGATTGTGGTGGCGTTTCACAGGTCGCGGAGTTGCTCGGCAATACCCGCACCGCACCGTATCGGGCGATGAGGACGGGGTATCTAGGCACCCCGACATTGGCTCGTCTGCTTGAGCACTACCCAAATCTCAACATCAATAGCTACTTCGAGGAAACAAAAAATGACAGGCAAGCAACTGACTGAGCGTGACTTAGATAAGTGGAAATCCCGTACTTACACGGCTGCGCTTGAGGCGCATGATAGGGGCTGGAACATCATGCCGTTATCGCTGACCTCCAAGACACCCCTAGTCGGGTGGCTCGACTGGCAGACAACCCGTGTCACTGACGAGATGATCGACGATTGGTTTAACGAGGGCGTGAAGACTAAGTCCGGTAAAATTGTTAAGTATTTTAACATTGGCCTCATCACTGGTGAGCTGTCAGGCGTGGTCGCTGTCGATTGCGACAATGAAGACGCGATTAAATACGCAGAGAAGCACGGCCTAGCCTCTCCGTATAAAGTGACTACGCAGAAGGGCGCACACTATTACTTCAAGCACCCGCGAGAAGGCGCAAGGTTCGCTAACAAGGTCGGCAGCAATGCGCGTGACTGGCCCAAGGTAGATGGCCTAGACTTCCGTGGCGATGGCGGCTTCGTGGTTATGCCACCATCCATTAAGGTCAAGAACGACGAGGTCGAGCATGAGTATTCGTTCGACACAACTGCTGACTGGTACGACCTAGACCTACACGTTTGGAAAGGTGTGCCTTCCGAGAAGACTGACGACGAGTTCAGCTTTGATGCGCTCGACTTGAGCGGCGTGTCACTGCACAACCCCGACGAGTTCGTGAGTATCTGGGATCAAACTCACGCCCGTGTTGCACACCTTGGCCGCAAGCTAGAGGATGGCGACGGCACTGACGCCCTTATGGTGAGGTACGCTGGGCAGAAATGCAGACAGGGCGTTATGGGTGACGACCTAGTCGGCATGGCTAAAGATTTTTACGACGAGTATTTTAACTCTGCTGGATACACCGAAGCGGAGACAGCGCAGTGGTTGGAGAGTAAATGCCGCAGCGCAATCGACATGGATCGCCGCAACTACCCAAGCGATTACGACGATCAAGGATACCGCAAGGTCGCTGATAAAAAACAAGTACGACTGGGCAGGCTCAAGCCTATACTTAATTCAGACATTGATCGCCTGATAGACAGCATAGGTGAGACAGAGTATTGGGCTGACCCACTCATCCCTGCTGCTACGATCACACAAGTTGTAGGCTACAACGGTCACGGAAAGAGTTTCTTTCTACAAGCGTTGCTCACGTCGATGGCGGCTGGCAAGCAAGTGTTCGGGCCATACGAAACGAAGCCCGCCAAGGTATTGTACTTAGACTACGACAACCCAAGTCGCACCATCTTGTACCGCTTCAAGAACTTTGTGAAAATGTTTGGCGACACGGGTGAGAAATTTAACATGTGGTCGCCAGCCTTGATCTCCGCAGAAGATGGCGGCGAGATGAGCCTTGCGACTGAGGCAGGGTTTGTGCTGCTTGGCGAATGGTTGGAAGCAATCAAGCCCGACGTAGTTGTGATCGACACCGTGCGAAATGCGTTTGGCGGGCTAGAGGAAGCGAGCGCAAGCGAATGGTTCAAAGTTAATCACGTAGCTAAGTCGATCCGTAATAAGTTCGGCGCGTCGGTCATCATGGTTCATCACAGAAACAAGCCGGGCGAAGGCGGCATGGGCCGTGAGGCTGGCTCGACTGCACAGCTAACTGACATCGACACGCAGATCATGGTGACACAGGTGTTTCGTCACAAGGCAGAGGCTAAGGCTAAGGCTGGGCTGCTCGACGCTGAGATGGAAATGTACGACATGACGGGCGCATCACATACGCCCTTCGGCTACCTTGAGAAACGCCTACGCCCAGACAGCCGCTTGAGAATGGTCAGTCAGATTAGTTTCGGCAAAGTCAGGCAGACCACAGAGCTACACGAAACGCATTACATCGGGTGGGCAGAGAGCCTTATCGACGGATCGCAATACGTGGTGAGCACCGCAAGCCTCAAGCAAAAAGCTGCACACTATCACAGCACAGGCATGAGCGTTGAGGACGTTAGCCGCAAGCTGAACCTTCCGATGTACGAGGTGAATAGATGGGTGTGATTAGACCTATTAGTTCTATAAGTAGAACTGCTCCAATGCCAACCGATAATGCCGAAAGGCAATTATCGCTCTTTGGAGAATTAGAACTATTAGGTGAAGGCCGCTACGCGAGTATACACACCACCCCTAACCCCCCGTCAATACCATTACGTGTCACTTATGACCGAGAGCACACAGGACACCCCCCCTTTTTGGGGGGCGTCTTTTGCAATGCCACCGTTGAGGAACCAAAGATGAGTATACGCAACCCTTTGTCGGAAGGGCAGCGCGACTTGTTGGAGTGGATGCTGCACAACGATTACTCGTACCGCGCAATGGCCCGACGCTTCGACGTAAGTAGTGACACCCTCAAGCGCATACTTATTCGCGAAGAACTGGCCGAGTTTGACGGCGCGAAATACGCCATAGTCTCACAAGAAACCGAGAACCAAGACCTTTGGGAACGCCCTTGCCTCAAGTGTAAGTCGGACGCTCCACGACCACGTTGGCAGTACGTCTGCAACCGCTGCAAACCAGTAGAAAATTCAGGATTACCCGACGAATGGATCGTAGACTAGGAGAGTTTCTTTGAGCAAACAAAAACGCAAGGGCGACGGATACGAACGCGAGTTAGCCAAGTGGCTAGACGCTCGACTATTCGGTAGCCAAGGTAAGATTACACGCGCACCCCTGTCAGGCGGTGGCTCATACATAACTGGCGGTGGTCGCGCAGACTTACTTGGCACCCCCGACTTATGGATCGAAGCCAAGCGCACCGAACGCTTCGTGCCTTACGCCGCTATGGCTCAAGCCGAAATGGGTATCCATAAATCTGACACACCCGAAATGCCTGTCGTCGTGCAGCGCAGAAATAAAATGAAGACGGGTGAGAGCCTAGTCGTGATGCGCCTCAACGACTTCGCCTTTATCTACGAAGGCTACCTCAACCAGTACGGATGGGCCACAGAAGACGCTGAGTTCACCGACGAAAGTGAGGAAGAAACGTCGGCAGAAATCGTTACACTGTTCAGTGTAATGCGAGGAGAACCGAATGACGAAGGGTCGAATTAGCGGTGCCTGCAAGGGCAAGAAAATTAACAAGCCTTGGAAGACACCATCGGCGTCGAAGAAGTCAGCAGTATGTGTAAAGGATGGCGGCTCGACTAAGGTGGTGCGGTTCGGGGATCAGAACATGACCATCAAGAAGGACATACCGGCTCGCCGCAAGTCTTTCCGAGCCAGACACAAGTGCGCGACACCCGGACCCAAGACTAGCGCACGTTACTGGTCATGTAAGGCGTGGTGATATGGATGTCTGGGTCTTATATTTCTGGGTGCTATTTGCCAACGGGCAGCAAGCCATCATGGAAAACAATGACCGCTTCACAACCAAGACCTCATGCTACTTAGTCGCCCACGACAAAGCCCAAAGTCTACAGATGGAACTTTGGAAAAATACAGGGATGCCTGTGCAAATCAGACATCGCTGCACGAGAGACGACACCCCAACATAAGGAGAACGACTAATGAAAAAGAAACCAAAGCCCAAGCCCAAGCCCAGACCCGGCAAAAAGATTAGATACTGAATGGGGGAGGTCGCGCCTTACACGGTATCGGGTACGGGCAAGGTCTTAGTCGCAGAGATAAGCGAAGAAGAAGCGACCCACATATCACCCGAAATAACTCTATCCCCGTCTGGCAATATGGTCATGGCCCTTGGAAGCGCGTCATTTTTCCTGTCGCACGACGGGGCTATGTGTCTCGCAGACATGTTGGTCGAGGCCGCAATGCTGGGCGAGGGCGTATCATCCGAAATCTTTAACGAGGGTACGCCCCAATGATCACACGACAGTTATTCCAGCACATGCTTGAGCGTGAAAAATTTTTACAGGAAAAATTGGAAACGCTTGAGGCTGAGAACCGAGCACTAAAAAGGGGGAAGCCTTCAAGGCAACCCCCTTCACTAGATCACGACGCGGAGTTCACCACACGTCAGGTGTACGAGTAGCCTACGCATGGCTATGAAAGGTTCGTCGCTCTAGCTGCCAGTGTTATCTGCCCCACTACTGGCTTGGGTAGGTTGCAGGATCACGTCAAAGCCAAGCGCATTACACGCAGCCGTGAACGTCGATAGGTTGGGGCTGGACACATTTTGCCAGCGGATTATTGTTTCTCTGCTCACGCCAGCGCAATCTGCAATCACTGCATATGATCGTTCGCTGGCGTGGACGATTTCAAAAAAGCTACGGATCACAGGCGCAACCCGTAGAGTGTCGGCTTTTCTCTTAGATCGTGGCATACTTCTCCCGCGCTGACTTGATCACCATGTCCACGGCTTCTGAGCGTGAAACCTTATGCACCAGTGATAGGCCGAGTATAAAATCGGTTGCATCCTCGCTCATAGGAACGTGATTGACTGGCTTTGCAGGCGCGGTTGCGATCATGGATGCAGGGTTGACCTCTTTCCAATCTGTTTTAACGAGCGTTGTTTTAGTCTTCATTGCATCGACTGCCTCTGCGGCTTTTCTTGCAGCAAGCATCGCAGCTCTAGTTGGACGCAAAACTTTTATCGCAGTCTTATAGGACACGTCGAACCTTGCGGCTAATTCCTCGGCATTATAGCCGTCAATGAATTGGCCGATCATATCTTTCTTCTGCGCCCCAGTCAGATACACATGCTTTTTGTTTGGCTTTCTAATATTCATAGGCTTTCCTGTATTTTAAAGTTTGATGTAGTTGGTGTCACTTATCTGACCCAACCGTTGCCTCATGTCAAACATCTGTCACAGAAATTTGGTGTGTTTACTCTGTCAATCGACTAGAATATGGCGTGATAGATGTCCCTTTAGGACTAGATATTTTATCTGCAAGCCATTGATTACACTTAGATTTTATGAACCAGATGTCTCCCAGACTACACATCTAGTCCGTGTGGGGGCACCATTATTCAAAAAAGATTGATGTAATATCAAGGGCTTGCAAATTAGTTTTTAGGTTTTGTGTGTTTTACTTGTCAGATACAGCGGTTGCTTAACACTGACACATCCGACGCATCACCTTATTCTTATAGTCGAAACGACGTGGTTGGCATGTCACTAAGCTGCCGATACCGTTCTCATGTTTGCCACAGCATTTCTCGCCCTGCTCTGGATGAAGCCACGGTATCTCATTGTCATACTTATATCACTATGGCCGAGTAGATACTGAAGATCACCAAGGTCTGCGCCATTGGAGGCACAGAGGTATGCAAAAGTATGTCGAAGATCATGGCAACGGATCGCTTCCTCACCTTGATACGGGAACCCCAGTTCTTTGCACGCTGCTTTCAACTCCGTGTTCAACGCCCCACTCGCAGAGTTGGGAGAGTTCCATACACCCGTAATGCCACGAAAGACTGGCAAGTTCACCTCCATGCCTTGCGTCCTTCGAGCCACCTCAAGCATATCATCTGTCATGGGTACGTCCCTAGCCTGTGTCTTGGTACGGGCTGTCTCATGCGACTTACGCACCATCGTGACTTGCTTGTTGTGACTGAAGCTACGTGGCTGTAGTGCCACCAACTCGCTGATCCGCACACCTGTATCCACCAACGCAACGAAGTGGGGCCAGTAGGCAGGGCGGTTATCCTTGAACCAGTCGAGCAATTCGCTCGCCTCGTATTGTTCAAGATGAACTGTGCGGATGTCGTTTGCATATGGCCGCTTGATCTTCGGGGCATTGAACCCCTTGATCCTACCATCAGCGTGACTAAGCACGGCAATGAAGTCGTTTAAGTACCGCTTCACACTGCTTGCGCTTAGTCGTGTCCAGTGGCTCTGCACATACGCAGTCACCGTCCCGTTATCGACTTCAGTTAGGGGTATATCCTCCCAATACTCGCCCATCATTTCGAGCTTGGCGACAGTCCTCATTGGCAAGTTGCCCTCGACTTTTTTCCAAAGCATGTACTCACGGGCAGCGTCACCCCAAGTCTCCGATACCCTGTGCTTGCCGAACGAGTTGTCTGCGATGTCGCGCTCAATCTTCACGCGCATCTTCTCGGCCATTGGTTTGAATTGTTTGGTGGACTTGAGGCCCGTCGTGCGACGAACCCTCTCGCCCATGAACGTGCCACGAACGTGCCAGTGGCCCATGTCCCGTATGATTTTAAGCATATTACCTCACCTTCTGTTTGAGCATTGATGTAGTCGTTGGATATTTGTTCGGGTCTTGCGCCCAGTCGATTTCAATTTCGGTAAGTTCCAAGTGCTTCTCTGCTGTCATTCCTTCGATCAAACGACGGTAGTGAGAGCCTGCTTTATGCCTCGTAGTCGTGTTAGATTTTCTCATATACCCACGTATATGAACCTTTGCGGTGCTCTCCGCGCATGACAATAGTTCGCCCATCTCAGCCGTGGACTTGCCACACACAACCATCTGCACGGTGGCGACTTGTTTGGGGCTGAAGCTAGACAACATCTGCTCATTCCCAAATGTATCCGGCGGGTCTGAGCTAAAGTGTTGGTTAATTTTGTTTGGATACTGGTTGTATTGATCAACATCATTCCTGTGTGGTGACATGATCATACGCATGAGCATATCGACTTGGGCTTCTAGCCCGATGATACGTTGTTCAAGTTCTTCGTGTGTCATAACTTTCTCCATTGATTTAGATTTACTGCACGACTTGCGTGCGCTATGTGTTGCCTTGAGCACGTCGTGGTGCTCATCATGTGTGTGTGTCGATGAGGACAACGTTTTCATCGGCACTCCCTCTCTCCTCTAATATTTGCAGCAATCGACTACGCGCCTTACGCATTAGTCTGTCTGTCCATTCCTCATTTTCTAACGCCCACGTTATGCCCAACGCTAGAAGCTGCGATGCCTCTATCGTTTGGCTCAGTCGAGCGTATGTCTCTATAGAAAGGTCTGGCCTAACGACGATGGCGCACTCGCCACCGTCTACGTTTAGCTTGATTTTCTGCATCAGTCTTTGACCACGACAGGTACATACGCACCTTCGTGTAGTTGTTTGCAATGCGTACTTAACCACACACTGATTAGAGTTTTAAGTGTAGTAATCGACGCACCCCCATTCACGATGAACCCTGCCTGCTCGACGCAGTTCAACATGTCTGAACCAATGATCCCTACCATTTCCTCGAAGTCTTTGGTTTTGATCACGGCTTGGTTCGTCATGCGAAAGTCTACATACATCTCGCGCATACGTTCCAGTTCGTTGAGCACACTGTCCTTCTCCCACGCACCTACCGACGGATCGACTGGCACTGCGTGCCTGCTGGTGATGGGTGTCTTGATCTCAGTCTTTCTTTTACCTGTATTCTGATGATACGTGGCCCACAACTGTGCGCTCGCTGCCTCGGCTTCCCTAGCCGTAGCGTTACCGCTTGGCAATGGTACAAGTTTTGGTGACGGTGCCACGGGCGCAGTCTTAACGCCCAAGTCTACGAGTATCGTGTCAGTGATTGTTC